TGTTTAGCGTTAATGTTGGCGTAGAGTCCTTGTTTCATTTCTTTTTAGCCTTTCCCGCAACTGACAACGCAATTGCAATTGCTTGGTCTTTGGACTTGACAACCTTGCCATTCTTGCCAGAGTGCAAAGTGCCTTCCTTGTACTCCCCCATGACCTTCTTGACCTTTTTCTGAGATTTAGTCATCTTCATAGGGTTTATCCTTAGTACAGGATTTTGGCAGTGATTGAGCCTGAAGTCCAAGCAGTCACGTTTGCACGAAGATACTTGGGTGCGTTTTGGATGGTCACGATACCGTTAGCAGTCAAAGCAGTGCCAATGGTTGACCAGTTAGTGCCATCAAGACTGCCTTGGAAGGCAACAGTAGCGGTAGTGATACCAGAAACTTGCAAGAATGCTGGTTGACCAGCGTCAGCCTGAACTGCTGTAGATGCGCCAGTAGCGCCAACAGCACTAAGGACGGTAACTGGATTAGTTAAAGATGACATTATTTACCTCTTGAAGATTTCTTCATCATGTTGGTAGCGGTACGGCCACCACGCATAGGCAAACCCATTTTTGGCTTACCAACAGCAATCATGACAGTCACAGGGACACCCTTTTTCTTGCCATACTCTTTGGCTTCTTTCTCGCCTTTTTCAGAGTAGGGAAACTTCTTTTTTCCGACCATAGGCATAGCGTTCTCCTTATTTCCAGATACGATCAACAATAAAGGTAACGATACCGCCCATGAAAGAAGCGATAGTCATACCCATCCAAAAACCACCTTTACCCTTGTTGGCAAGTTCCAACAGGGATTTGACATCAGCACTCAATAAGTGCATCTCCTTCTGGAGAGCCTCGACTTGAGCTTCTAATTTGCCAAAATCTCTGGCATCAATATCAGACATTTACAACCTTTCGGGGTCTACCCATACGTTTAATTGTGGGAATGACAGGCGCACGAAAGGCGGTATCTGTACGCACAGAATCATGAGACTCTATGGTTACTTCTGGCTCATCTACCCTTACATAACCTTGATGACCCTTCATGGAGTCAATGTCATGTTGCAAGGTGAAAGTCACGGTGTTACCAGACTGGAGACAACGAAAAGTAGCCATAAAACCCCTCAAATGAGAAAGGGGGGACTAGCCCCCCAATCTTTACACAGGTCGAACAATAATCAACTCAACTGTTGCTGATGCTAGATCAACAGAAGCGCCAGTCAAGTTGTTAGTTGCAATTGTTACAGTGTTAGCGGCTGAAACATAAGCACGGCGAACAAGGCCAGCTTCGCTAACGCCAAGCGACATACCAAGTACCATATCGCCCAAAACCACGCCTGGAACAGTGACTGTATCAGTCGCCGCACCTGCCGCACCAGTTGCTACTGATGCAGAGTCCAACGTGGCTACTACAAGCCAAGTATCAGAAAATAAACCACGAAATTGATCGTTTCCACGGCGGGAAACTACTGCTGTTGCTGCTGCCATTTTGATTTCTCCTAATTAAGTTAAAAAAGTCCCCCCACCACTAGGGCAGGGGGCGCAACTGCAATTAGCTAGGAACAACCAAAGCGAACATAGAAGAAGACTTAGCGGCTCCAGTAGAAGCGGCACTACGCAAGGCGGCTACGCCATACAGAGTGTCACTTGTGAACAGGGTTGCCAAATATTCTTGCTTGTATTGCACTTGTGAACGAACACCAACTTGCTCAACCAGAACCATAGAGTCCTTGTGGCCCATCAAGCAAACACGTGCAATAGCAGAACCAGAAGCAGGGAATGCTTCGGTTGCAGATGCAGAGTCAGCATTGCTAGAAGTGAACACAGGGATACCATATAGGTTACCGATTTCACCGTTACGGATAGCATCGCCATTACCCACAAATGCTTGTTCGGTGTAACGAGCCAAGCCCATCAGGGTGTTGCGGCTTGATGGAGGGATGATAAAGAAACGATTGTCCATAGGAGTATCGTTGTCATCCAAACGCTGAATAGTGCGGCGAATAGCGGCATCAGTCAGAGCAGAAGCGTTACCAGTATTGGTGTTAGCTGTGTAGTCAAAGGTAGTTGTACCGTCACCACCGATGAAGGCAGAACCGTAACGTGCGCCAGAAGAACCACCGTTAGCCAAACGACCCAACTGAATCAAGTCGGTATCAACTTGACGAGACAGGGCGTAACCAGCGTCAGAAGTGTAGAACTGACGCATAGAGTTGAGTGCTTGGGCTTCCACGATGTCTTCAATCAAGCGGCTATATTCATAGTGCTTGTTGATAGACACAGTGACTTCAGACTCAGTTGCTGCAATCAAAGTGACTGCTGATTCAGCGGCTTTAGCAGAAGCAGAACCACGAGTAGGTGCAGGAATGTGAACGGTGTCACCTTTCTTGCCCTTGAAGTTCATCTTCATAACGAGGTTCGCAAGAACCAAGTTTTTCTTATAAGCCGCTACGATTTCATCTGACCAAATATCAGGGATAAATTTGTCAGCGGTTGTTACTGTCACCGAATTGGTGGGGGAAAATGATGTTGCCATGTTGTATCTCCAATAAAATCAAAAGTTAAGTTATTTGACTCGTCCCTCTGCGTATGCTGCCATGATTTCATCACTCAAAGCATCGTAGCGGTTCGGGTCTTGCATCTTCAGCCGAATAAGGTCAGCCCTTCGGTAAACTCGTTTCCCAGATTCACCAGTACCACCAACATCTACAGATGCGGCTTTGAGATTAGTCTTGCGTTGGGCTTCCCCTGCATCGCTAGTCTGTTTAGCCTTAACACCCTTCAATTGCTTGTAGGTACTGAGCAATTCGTTAGCACTGTCATAGTCATACTCACCATCAGCTTTAGCGTACAAACCAATGCGAACAGGGGAAGATTTCACCCAATTCACAAAGTCCGCATCCTGAGCAATCTGACCGAAATCAGGGTGTTCAGCCGCCAGCTTTTGCTGAATCTGCATCTTTTTGAACTCAAGAGCCGCTTGGCGACCCGCAAGGACATCAGGATGGTTATCAACAGTCTTACGAACAGCCGCCTGTGGATTCTCGAAAAAATCTACTTCTGGCTCGTCCTCTTTAACAGGTTGAGACTTTCCCGCAAGGTTCTGCTTAATGAGTTCATCCGCTAATTTGCGTACTTCCCCCACTTCTTGAGCTTGCTTGCCAATCAGCTTCTCAGCCTCTTGGTGCATCTTGATAATGTCTGACAGTTCTTTGCCCCGATACTTGTCGGGAATGTCATCACTAACTTGCTCAACGGTGGAATGAAGTTTCTGCTTTTCAACGACTTCTAATTCACTTTGCAACTCGTCTGGGTTATCAATCAACATTGTTTTTTCCTTTTTCCTGCCACTTTTGGGTTCTAGGAGACACTACGGCGAAATTGCTTATGTAGTGGTTTTGCGCTCTGCCGCTAACTTTTCACGGTGTTTATGGTCAAACTGCATATGTGCAGTTGGAAAATGACCTGACCACCCTTCCAATTTAACGCTAGGTGCGCTCATGATGCGACTGGCTGAACCACCGCACTCACACTGAACAGATTGAGTCTCATAAACACAATACCGTTCAATTTTGTGTCCATTTTCACAGACAAATTCATACATTCTTTTCATTCAATTCCTCGTAGGCTCGTTCGCTGACCTCTTTCAAGGTTTTCAGCCAAGTCAAGATGGAAAGTTCACCTTTTCTGAACATCAAGGTCTTTTCATCAGGAATAACGCTTATATTATTCAAGGACTCTATCATATTGTCAATGTCAATAGTCAAGTCCTTCCAGCCCTCCATGCTCATCATGTCAAAGCGGGACTCATAGTAGCGTTGAAGTTCTGGGGTCATGAATTGCCTTTTAGCAAGCCATCAACACGCAAGGCACACAGAAGCTACTGTCTGCGTAGGTGCAAGTGACATGGGTTGATGTGACTTTGGCGATGGTCTTGGAGCGAACGATGTCATCACCCTGTGGCTTGGCAGTGCCGTCACCAGCAGACATGAGCAAGTCACCACGGGCAACAGTAGTGCCAGCAGCAATGCGGATAATCATGTCACCCGTCATCGCCATATTGATCTCGTCCACGTTGTGCTGCTCGTCATGCTCCCAGTTCACGAACACACCAGCGACATTGGCGTCACCCTCAACGTCAGAGACCTTTACCTTGTTGAGCTGTTCGTTCTCGACAGGGTTGCCTTCTGCATCGGTGTAGACGTTCATCTCGTCAAGGTTGGACAGCACAGTGCCCTTGACCAGCGACTCGTCTTTGGGTGTGATCGTCTGTGCCCAACGTGCTAAGTGACCACCGTTGTAGGACACGGTTGTGCCTGAGACGGAGATGTTTCCTTCAGCCGTTCCCTGTGCATAAAACCCAATTAGTTGTGAATCAACACCAGCCGCATTGATAAAAACAGGTGCTTGTGCCGAACCAGTTGCTTGCCTTGAAAAGACAACATAACTGTCGCCTTGAATAACATGACCTGTTCCACTTGATGCAGCAAGTCGAGTGGCGGCGCTGTCTGTCGTCCCCACCAGCAAGCTACCGCCCGAGTCGATACGGGCACGTTCTGTGCCAGTTGTGGTCGTATTGTTTGCGGCGGTTCTAAAGGCAATCAATGTAGCCGCATTTGTGATGCCAGATCCACCCCCAAATGTAATTTCATTTGTAGTAGAAGTGTTTTCAGTAAACGCAAGCATTACAGGCTCTTCTGCATTTGTGTAATGAGCCGAAGCAATCCTGCCAATTTTGGTAGTAGCGTCTGTTCTAGCACTGCTGGTGTTATTTGCGCCAACAACCAATGACAACCCGCCAGAAGAAATGTCTAACCCAGACTGTGTGGCAGCAGGCGAACTCGTACCAATACCTACGTTGCCATCATACTGAATACGCATTCTTTCTGCTGTTCCACCACCTGAAACGTGGTTGGTGGCAAAAATCATATCGCCATCTGGAGAGCCATCTGTTGCTTGCGCTTGGATATACGCCTTAACACCAGCACCATCGGAATCAGCCGAATACCATTCAATACGACCCATAGGCTGTCCAGCCGCAGATGTGGTATCCGTATCGGTAAAACGCAGAGTATTGAGAGGGTCGCCTGTTGTGATGCCTGTGTTGCTTGCCGCAAGGTCTAACTGTTTGGCAGGCGAACTCGTCCCAATACCTACATTCTGGCTAGTGTCAATCGTGACAGCAGTAGTAGTTCCATTGGTCTTCAGTGCAAGGCTACCAGCACTATCAACTGAGCCTGAATTAAGAGTTACTTGAGTTGCCATGTTTTATTTCCTTTAAGGTGTTCCATTTGCGACAATGTTTGTCGCAGAGGTGATGACTCCAGTTGAAGACATAGAAGCAATTGTCGTTGCTCCATACTTAAACAGCAATTTACCGCCAGATTCTTCAATTGTAAAGTTTGTGGTCAGCAACTTGGGTGTAGATGCGGCAGTCCCTGTGGTGTTCTGGTTCAACGTAGGTACGTCAGCCGCAACAATCGCCCTGAATGTAGGCACTCCAGCAGAACCATTAGGAGATGCCAACACATAGTTTGCAGTCTTAGAAGCATAAGGGTTCTGAGTATCGCCATAACCAGAAGCCAAGCTAATAGCGGGAGTATTGCCACCACTAGACGCAACAGGGGAAGTACCAGTGACAGAAGTCACAGTCCCTGTAAAAGCATCATTTGAGGTGATGGTGAAGTTGGGATATGTACCACTGATAGACGTTGTACCCGCACCAGTCAATGCAACTGTTTGGTCAGGTGCAGTATTGGTAATAGTTACAGCACCAGTACCGCTAGACACAGAGATTGCTGTACCAGCAACAGCAGAAGTAACGCCGCTATTGGAAACGGTAATAGTCCCCGCACCCTCAGTAATGCTGATACCTGTGCCATCAGTTAGGAAAGCATTTTCCCAAACACCAGCCACAGCATCGTAAATCAAAGTGTTACCAGATGCTAACGATGTGAAATTTACATTTCCATCTGTTCCACCCAATACAGAACCGTAAGTAGGACGAACAAACAATACGCCATTTGAGGAGCCAACATGAACAACAGCCGCCACAATGCAAATAGCATTAGGCACTGATGGCTTGGTCTTGGTCAAACCACCTGTGACAGATGGGTTGTAGTAAAGAACATCACCTTGCGCCCAACTCTCTGCGCCACCAGTTGTATTGATTGACTTGACTTCACCAAAAGTGGTGACAAATACCCAATCATTTGTAGAGCCAGTTTCAGCGGCAACACCAAGAATGTAATGTGCTTGTTCTGGTTGCAAACCTGTAGCTGGTGCGGCTCTCAATCCACCACTAGCACCAAGAGTACCAGTGAACATCAACACTTGGCCTTTGGTTGCCGCAGAAGACAACTTAACCCTGTAATACAGTTCTTCACCAATGTGCTGAATCTGATTGCCATTCATCTGGAATGACAATGTTTGGAATTGATCTTCAGCGTTGTAATACAACTTGCCAGTTGCATCAGTAACAGTTGCGGCAGTATCAAACTGGATAAAGTCAGGTGATGAGATACCACCTGTGATGCCAGTCATGGAAGTGATGTTGTCGTTTACACCAGCAATAGCCCAACTTTGGTCAATCTTCTGCCAAGTAGAGCCATTGAAGATCAGCCAATCCCCTGCTTTCCAGTCAGTGATACCGTTTAGGTTTGTAGAACCAGCAACATCAACAACATAATAGTAGCCGTTTATACCAACACTAGAGGTGAGAGTAGGAGTGTTTGTAGACGCATTCCATGTTCCTTGGTAACTCAAACCACCAACAGCAGAACCCCATGAAAGGGTAGAACCATTGGTAGTTAAGAACTTTCCAGAATTCCCTGATTGGCTAGGAATCAGGTTAGTGATCTGAGTTTGTAGGGAGGCTAGAGTATCAAGTACAGACTGAGAAGTACCGCCACCATTAGTAATGACTTTGATGCGTTCTGCAAGATCAGGAGCAACAACTTCACCAACATTGAGTTCACGACCAGTAGACAGTGTAATAACAAGGCTACCGTCAAAATCAATGCGAGCATCGGTAACAGAAACACCGTCAGTACCATCCACTCCATCACGCCCATCTCGACCAGCGTCACCTCGATCACCTTTAGCGCCATCTTTGCCTGATCTTCCATCTTTTCCATCTCGACCATCCTTGCCATCAGCACCATCACGACCATCTTTGATGGAGGCTACACGCTTTTCAATGGAGTTACCCACATCGTCAAAGCGGGAACGAATGTCAGATTCAATCTTCTTGAGAGCCTGAACAACTAGGTCAACATTCTCACCAATCTTGCGCTTTTGCACTTCTTTTGCTTGAGCAACAGACTGCCGAACAGAATCCAAAACAGCCATTTGCTGCTCTGGAGTCATGTTTTTAAGGATTAACTCCTTGGCAAGATTTTCGACATTCATCGCACAATTCCTGTCTGGGAAGCATTCAATTGTTGCGTCAGTTGGTTGAGGAAGTCTTCTTCCATGCCAGCCATCTTGTTGTTCTTCTCTGACATCTGCAATTCAACAATCTTAGACTTGTTCTTGATGTCCGCTTCTTTCAACATCAGTTCAGCAATCTTAACCCGCTTGTCAAACTCACGAGAAGCCGCTTCATCCTCATTTGGCAAGTTCTTAGTGGTTGCGCCAAGGACTTTAGCCTGAATCTCTTGAGGCATCAACTGTGCTTCCATCGACAGTTTCACAGCATTTGCCTTGTTTTCTTCAGCCTGAGTCGTGTTGACAGCAATCTGAGCCTGAGCCGCTTGCATCGCCAATTCAGCTTGCATTTGTTGCATTTGCTCTGCTTGAGGATTAGGTTGACTCATCTCATCCAAGGCCGCAATCAACTCATAGCGGTTTGTCAGGCTAGAGTTAGACAAGATGCCCTTCAAGATAATAGGCAGGACAGGAGTATCAGGGCCAAGAGTCTGCAACAAGCCAATGAACTGCTTTTGTTCGTACTCACGAGCAATGATGCCCAAAGTGGCAGTTGGAATGAAGTTCATGTCCACAGAGGGGTAACGCTCTGGGTCAAACTGCATATAGCGGAAAGCCGCCTTCTTGATGAATGGAATCAGGAAGTCTTCTTGGAAATTGACCAATGTACGCTTGTACTTCTTGATGATGGTAGCAACAGCCATAGACATACCATCACCATCACGAGAGGAATTACTGACCATTCCTTGAGAATCAAGAGTGCCAGTAGCTTGCAACAACATACGCTCAAACTCTTTGGCAGTTGCCAAGTTGTTAGGGTCTGTCTCGCCAAACTTAAATGGCATCAAAATCTCTGTGGGAGAGCCGTTGACAAGGATAGCTTTTCCGGGCTTGACTTCAAACTTAGCGCCACGAGGCAAACGAGTTGCATCCATTGCAATCATGGGACTGGTAGTCAGTGCCAAAGAGTCCAAATGGCTACGAGTCTGGGCATCAATAGCTTTTTGCATATTGAAAGCCTTTTCAACCGTACCCCGACCCAACAAACGGTTAGGAATCGTGTCATCTTGATAGCTCAAGACTGGACGATCTTTCATCATGTAGGGGTTTTCTTCAGCTTTGAGCAACAAACCATCGTTGGCAATGACCACAATGGCCTCAACCATGTCGGTGTAGTCTTCAGCGGCTGAATTTTCAGGGAACAACTCAACAACTTCTTTGTTTTCTTCTAAGTTGTTCAGGTATTCACGAGGAACAAGACCGTAATAGGTCAGCAAAAGCACCTTTTCAT